GAGCCGTCATTGATTAAGTTGATACGAGAGCGTATGCTTGTTAATTCGTCGGCTGTTTGTGTAGCAGCTACTGCCACATCTTTGATTTTGTCAGCCACAAAGCCTATACCAGTAACAGCGCCAGCGAATTGCAACCCTTTATTCATTTGAGATACGATAGATTTTATCTCTGCACGAATGCCAGCCGCCTCTTTAGCTACTCGATTGCTCGCCTCTGCCACGCTTTTGGGTAGTTCAGAGCTTATCGTATTGGCTACCTTATTGACGGCTGCCGTAGCCTCTGAACTGTCAGCACTTATGCGAACATTAATATTACTATCTGCCATTTTCTATATCTCACCCCCCTCTGCTCTAAATTCACGGATAAAGTCCGCCTCTGCTTGCCGCTTTTCGGCTGCTGTTGGCGGATATAGAATATCTATAAATTTCTTTGGCTCGATTGGCTCGGATAATTGCGTATTCATGATATTAGCCACCCAAAAAGCTCGGTTCATATCATCTATTTTTTGCTTGCGTTCATAGCCTCTCACGAGCTTTTTAAACTCTATCGGCTGTAATTTCATGAACTCCCAAGGCTTTAAGCCTAGCACGCTATACGCCATTTCCTCAGCATTTCGTAACCAAAGAGAAAAAGAGGGGGCACTTTGGCCCCCCTCTAGTTTTTTGTTTGTTCGGCCTCGTTTTCGATAGCTACCTTATCATCTGGAGTGAGCTCGTTTGGGTACATTTGATAGTACATTTTGGAACCCAAAGCACCACTTGCAATGATCGCTTGCATGAGTGGCGCTTGTAATGATAATAGGCTCATGTCTTTGGTTTCATCAGCAAGCAACTCGTCAAACAATTCATAATATTGTTGAGCGTTGCGTTTGTGCTGTTTCATACCGATAGCATAGCCTGTGATAATGCTATTAATAGGCCAAATGCTCATTTGTAAGAGTTCCCCAATAGGTTGCCCTACAGCAGCCTCAAACTCCATGAGACGCTGCATATTGAACATTAAATATTCGCCATTTTTAAAGAAATCACAATTTACTTTTTTCATAATTCAAAAACTCCCTATTTTAGCGCTAATTTAGGAATATTACAGGCATATAAGGTTACCTATTAGCCACCAATGCCAGCAGGTGCAGCTTGTAATTCAGATAATGGGCCAACGCCATTTAAAGAGCCTTTATAAGTCGCTACGCCGTCATGCGGTGTTTGGATAGAGAGCTCTGTAACAGAGGCAATGCCTGTGAAAAATGTTTTATCTGGATATTCGAATTTGATGTGTACATTGTCGCCGTCAAGGAATGCTTTTTCTAACAATTTAAGGCTTTCCTCTTTAGGCATAAGCAAAGTTTCAAGAGAGAAGCTCCATTCTTTAAGGCCTGCAATAGTAGATTTCCAACCACCAGAGCCTTTATGGCTTGCGTCGATAGAGTCAGCTTTACGAGACAAATCGCCAGAGCGTTGACCGCCTAATAATAGCCATTTAGCGCCTGCTTTTTCGTCTGTGCCAGTATTCAAATATAAAAGGTAGTTTTTACCAGCTGTTGGCATATCTACCGCCGCAGGTTTATATAATTTTGTTTCTGCCATTAATAAATACCCCCTTTAGTATTTAGGTTTTCTTTTAAATCGTACATTTTAGCCTCAAATCGGTATTGTGTACCAATAAAGGGCCTCATGCTGTCGTGATCGTCTGTTTTATTTGTGCAGCGAATATCTATAATCTGATAGCCGCTGTCTTGTAATACGCAAAATTCCTCATTAAGTGCGCCGCAAGCCTCACGAAAGGCAATAATTACACTCTCGACTTGGCTCTCTAAAGCGGCAATCTGCTCATAAGCTATATCGAACTCATGGCTATCTGATTTAGTCCAGCATTCAATGTAAAACTCTTGTTTGAGCATGTTATGCACATTTTCATCGGCAGGCGTTGCCTCGCCTCGGCCTAGCATTACCATTCCGAGCGAGTCTACTCCAGCCGTTTGAGGTGCTAAAAAACCGAGCTTAATTTGTCCATTAAACTCGGCTTTCTCTAATGCGTATTTAATTTTATTCAATAATTCGAGCCACATATTAGCCACCTCGATATAGAGGTATATTCCTATACCCTGCATACTTGGCTGGCTGCCCTGTGAGCTGTTCCGCTGTGATTTGAGCCTCTAGGATAGCTATTCTATCATTGATATACTTTAGTTTCTTAGAGTAATAATCATCATCGGAACCATTACGGCTATATTGGCCAATCAGAGAGGCGGCTTTGTTCATGCAGGTTTCTCGGTAACAGTACAATGTTACGAGCTCATCTGTGATAAAAGAGCGGATAACATCGCCCTCTTGCACGCCTAACTTTTTAGCTAATACATACAGCCAATTCTCTGCCTTTTTTAAGGTAGTTTCTAGCACGTTGGGGCCTAGTAGCTCATCATCGAATACCATGTTTTGAAATTCGTATAACATTTATGTAACCCCTTACAGTTTAATGTGCAGCTCTGTTCGCTTGGTTCCTAGCTCAATATTACGAGCAATCTCGCCAAGCGATACATTGACAGCTTTCGAGAATATATCATGAACAGCCTCACGGCTATTATCGAGAGCCTCATATAAAAATTGGTCTGGCTTAGTACCTCTATGAAATACACGTTTTGCAAAGACAAAGCCATTACCACCATTAGGAACCCAGCGGAGCACTTGTTTCCCTTTTGGAAATATCTCATGTGCTCGTGTTCCCTCATGTACGAAAGGCCCATAAGGTGCTGTGTTATTGTCGATATATACCTCTGCTGTTTTATCGCCAATCATGCGCACATCTATAGCTCTTTCAAGTTGGCCTGTTCGAGAGGTAAACCTGTGAGTGCGTTGTGCCTCTTCCTGTACCTCTCGAGCGCTGGCTTTTATTGCTTGCCGTAACCGCTTTTCAAATACCTCTCTAGCGTTCATGGTTATTCTTCGGCTGCTTTAGTCGCCTTTTTCTTAGGTTTTGCAGCCGCCTCGCCGTCATTGTCGAATGCAGGTTCTAATACAAAGCCGTCCTCTAGCCATAGCTCGAGAGTATACTCATCATCTGTATAGCGAACCTCATTCAGTCGGATAAGTCTATATTTCCCCATGCCTTACCCCCTAATTAAGCGCCAAAGTTAGCCCATACTGTAGCCAAGCGATTTTTAGGCACCCATACATCATGGAACTTTCTGTAATCAATTCCCCAAGCATTCGCTTGTTGGTTAATAGTTGGATCAAAGATACGCATTGTATCAGTTTTAGATACAGCGATAGCAGCACGTTTAGACATGATAATCCAGTTAATAGCTTTTGCTGCTGTGTCAGCTTTAAAACCGCCTTTTTCTTGGCCGCTAGTTTTGCCGTCATTGAATGTGTATTGAGATTTCATGCGAGCGCTAGGTACAGCAATAATAGGAATGCCGTTATAAGTGCGTACACGAGTGTTATAAGCGCCGTGTTCAAAGTTCGCTACATCGAGCATACCTTTAGCGCCTGCTGCCTCGTTCAAGATAGCTTGCACTTTAGTGCTCATTACGATTACTAAGTCGCCTGTTTCACCTACTAAGTCCTCGATTTCCACGATTTCTTTGTTAAGCTGTTTGATAATGTTTGTTTCGCTTGGTGTAAAAGCGTCTGTTTTGCGGTTGCCATTCTTAGCGATAGCAGCAATCTTAGAGTAGCGGTAAGCGTCTACCTCTGGGATTACTTGCTCAATTTGGAATGTAGACATAACATTTGTGCCTGTTGCCAAGAAATTGCTTTCATCTACCTCCATAGCGTCAAGAGAGAATTTACGGCCACGGTCTTGTGTAAGTTTGAAATCTTCGTAAGTCAAAGATACAGCACCACGATTATAGCCGTTATCACGATCATAGTTAGCCAAGCCGTCAACGGAAAGAGTAGGAATTTTTACAGTATCGCCGCCGTTATATTTAACCTCGCCAGCGTTCACTTCCATAAAGCCAGATGTAGCACCCACGAGCATTTGTTGGTCGAGTACTGTTTGGAAATTTTGAGCCATTGTTAAAGTGTTAATTGCCATTGATTATTACCTCATTTCGTAATCAAATAATTAGCCCTCGCTAGGTGGTTTCACCCCTGCGATTTTGAACATTTCTGCTAGTTGACTGTTGCCGTCATTCGCATTGCCTGCACCTGCACCGCTGCCGCCATTTTGCATAGTTTTAACTGCGTAAGGCTTATCAGCAAGAAATGCTGTTGCACATTCCTCGATAGTGCCGATTGTGCCGTCGTCTTTAGCCCAGCCATATGTGCCGTCTTGCTGTACTGTAATCTGTCCAGCGAGTAGCTTGCTGAATGTTTCGGCATCTGTACAATTAGCTTTTGTTAGCGCTGCAATCGTTTGAGCGCTGATTTCGGAATTGGTACGCTTTTCAATCTCTGCTTGTCGAGCTTTCTCGGCTTGCTCATACTTATCTGTAAGGCCTTTGATTTGTTTCTCTAAAGCCAAGATTTCTGGGCTTTTTTCGCCTTTGTGAGCCTCGTATTCGTCAACCTTACCCTTTAACTCATCACGTGCTGAGGTTAAGTCTGTAATGGTTTTCTCAAATTTGAGGCGGTCGGCTTTGGCGTTCTCATTAATACGAGAGATTTCGCTTTTAAAGCCCTCAATGAGTTCCTTGCCACCCTCGAGATTTTCAAGTTTTGTGTACAATTCTGCTAAAGTCATGTATCTTTCTCCTTTTCAACATGAATTTCGCTATCTTTCGGCTCCCCTAATCAATAGCAATATAAAAGGCCTACGCATTCACTTGCGCAGGCCTGTAGGTCTAAATTATGTATTTTTCTTTGGTTCTCTAGGCTCGAATGTTTCGCCATTCCAGCCCCTTGCGTAGTCTTTCCAGTTAGCTTTGCCGCTTTTAACCTCTTTACTTCCGCTTATGCCGAGCAATTTCTCTCTATGATCACGAGAAATAGACTCTATATATTGCTTGCCGCCCTCGTCTGTATTGTCTTTTGCTTTTGTAATGTCTACCTCAAAATCAAATACAGGCGATATTCTACACATACAATGCGGATGAGCTGGCAGCGTTGGGAATTTATCTTTCGGATATACGCCCTTGCCTAAGCCGTATAAATCGGCGTTAGCGTAAAAGTCGCATATATCATAACGAGGGTGTCTACTGGATAGCACCCATTTGAGAGCGACTACATCAACATCATTTTTATAGCGCAGCATTTGGCCGTCGGCGTATGCTCTAGCTGTTTCTGTGCGAGCTATTCGCTCGGCGTTATATCGTGCCTTTTCTTGCACGGCCACAGTAACAGCTCTCGAAAGGTCTATAGCGTTGCCCTCATCTACTGCTTGAATTAATTCAGAATAGGCAGCTCGTAGGCTTGGCGTTGTATTTTGCTGTACTTGCCGCTCTGTGCGTCTAATTACACGCTTAAATCGAGCAAGCTCCTCATCATTTAATGATTGAGGCGGCTTTAATGCTCTAAGCCGTTCGATGTGCTTGGGTAGTTTATCAGTAGCGATAATGCCACCATTGCCATAGCCCTCGAATATAGAGCGAGCTATCTCTCGAATGCTTTTGCCACGTTTCAGAGATTGCTTGATAACCTCTGCCGTCTCACGCTGTACTTTATGAGCGTTTTTGTGTAAGCGTTTAGATAGCTTTAAGCCGTCGCTCGCCCATGCTGCCACCATAGCCTCACTAATTGATTGAGTAGTGTAATTAAAAGGCCTATGGCCTGCCACCGAGAGCGGTGTAAGTACGCTATGATAGGCCTTATTGAAATTTTCCACCATATCAGCCGTAAGAGGAGCCTCTAGCATTTCCATAATAGGATAAGTCTTATAAGCGATTTGAACGGCCTTATCGGCTGAATATCCAAGCGATACTAATTCATGTACCATTTTCTCGAATTGCTCGAGGATATTATCAAGCGTTTGGCTCGTCTGTTTCATCGTCTACGCCCTCATCGCTATAGGCTTTGTCTTGTGCTAGTTCATCGGCTGCCGCCTGTGCCTCATTCACGATCATATCTTTAGTTTCCTTTTCAAGGTTAGGCATGTAAGCGTCAATTACTTTCTTTAAGATTTCGCTGTCGAAAGTATCAGATTTAAACTCTAAATCTTTTGCCTGCTGTGCCTGTGTAAGACTTTCGGATGCATCATTTACCTTGAAATCACGAGGATAGTCGCAGGTATACTCGATATTGTCGCCACTCCATAGCTTATAGAGCTCGATAATGTCATACTCTGCATTTTCACATCGTACTGCAAAGGCTGCGAGATTTTGGTTAGTACGTTCAAAGTCCCATTGTTTAGCAACGCCACTCTTGGCTTGCTGTACGCCGATAACGCTATCAATGCCGCTCATGCGGTACATTTCATTGATGAGTTTATCAATTTGAGCCATGAGCACCTCTGCAGGGCCTTTATCTGGTGCAATAAAGCTCGGCGCCTTGCCTGCCTCTGCTGGATAAGCGAGCAGGTTATCAGTACCGATAGTTACATCTTGCAAGCCGTTATTATCGACTGGCATGGTTAAGATACTGAATGTTTGATTGTATAGAATTTGAGATAGTAGAGAGCATAGGTTATATACATGAGCATTTGTTTTCGCAATACTTAAATACTCAGGCGGTGGAAGAATATCACGCTTGCGTGCTGCTCTTCCGAACCATTGAACGATAGGAATGCGGCCGATGTTATGCTCGCCTTTGCCTACTACGTTATTGTCGCTATCGGTGATTTTCCACTCACTAGGCGTCCATGTGTGATAGTGCGCCTTGATTGTGCCGTCGGCATTCTTTAAGTAGCTGGCATAAGTAAACAGTTTGAGCTTGCCGTTATCGTCGAACTCAAAATTTACTACATTCTTAGGCTCTACTGCTGTCAAGTAAGGCATAGATCTATTGGCTAATGTTTCAGCCAAAGAGCTGCCGAACTCGCTCACGTTATCTACAACGATATACATAACGCCATAGAGCTTGGCTGCAATAGCGTTTTGCTCTATAAATTCCTGTAGTGTAGTACCTTGTCTGTCTACATCATTGATAAACTCATCGAATAATACAGAGTTACTATATTCTCGCTTGATTTCATCTTTAAAAATAGGGTCTACGCTCGCATTGAGAATAGGCCCTGTATAGTTGAGATAGTATGCTATTTTGCGTCTGAAATCGATTGATTGAGTACTTTCTCGAGTGTGTGCTGTTACTGCTGAGCCACTTGCGAACATGCCGCTACCATAATAGGCGTCATGTAGTAGCTCGTATTCCTCAGCTCGAGGGTTGTTATATGTTATTGCCATGTTACCTCTTTTCTAATTGATGTTAATTCTACCGCTGCGAACCTGCGGCGCATTGATTTTCTCGGCTATGCCTGTGAGTGCGTCTGCTGCGTCATCATGTGCATTCTTGCCCTCTCGCTGGTATTTTGTTACATCAGCAGCGAGTTGAGGCCACCTATCACGCCAATTTTTAGGCATATATACATGGTTCATAACCCATGTAGCATTGGACTGAATGCGTGCAATCTTATTGCCGCTTTGATGAAACATATTAATCACGCACTTATTAGAGTTGTATTTCTGTTTGAGTATGTTCTGCACATTACGGCCAAACCCTCGGCCGCCGTTATTGCTTTCTATATCGGCCACATTTACAGAGTTACGATACAGCATATCTGCCACCTCTGGCTCTGTGGTTTCCATAGCCTCTTTGGTATAGACTACATCGAGAATATACGCCTCGCCGTCATACACGCCATAAGTAAAACTAGCCAGCCAGTCGCTGCCAGTATCGGCGGTATCTGTATAATTCTTGATACATGAAAATAACACGTTACCTTTATCGTCTTTCGGCAACGTGTCATATGTAAGTATTTGACTATAAAGACAGCCTTTTAAGTCAATCGGTATTTGTTGATAGTTGGCGCTGGCAATATCCTCACCCATAGCTCGAACCTTAGACAGGTAAGAGGCTTTAGATAGCACCTCTTCGCAAAGCATTGAGCCGTCGTCTTGTAAGGCTTTCATAGTAATTACTTTAGCCTTGAATAACGTATCATCTTTGAAATGCTCTATTGCTCTACCTGCTAAGTCATCACTCGCCCAGCGTGTCATGATAATAATAATCTTGCCACCCTCTTCGAGCCGTGAAAGCATGGTATTAGTAAACCATTCCCAATGTTTCTCTTTCACGCTGGCATTATAGGCCTCTTCACTGTTCTTGATAATATCGTCAATGATCATGAGCGAACAGCCAAAGCCTGTAGCTGTACCAGTTGGCGAGGTTGCAAGGTATGAGTTAGTATAGCCCTCTAAGCTCCATAAGTGAGCCTGTGCATCGCCTACAGCAACGCTTACAGTAGGGAATACATCGCTAAATACAATTATATCCTCATCGGCCTTATTTTCTTGAATGGCATTTCTAACCGATTTACTGAACATTTTTGATAATGTTTCGTTGTATGAACCAGTCATTACTTTGGCCGCTGGGTTATTGCCAAATATCCACTGAGCAAAATGCTGCGCCGTTAAGCTCTTACCATGCCGAGGCTATGGGGGCAGGTTCACTATGAGCACGTTATACTCATCATCTTTAATAAAGCTCTCTAGCGCATTACATAACTCAACTAAATACTTTCGGCTCTTTTTGTAAAAGCCGCCCATTTTTAACTGGCAATAATAGAAAAACTCACGCCGAGCGAGCTCCCTTTTAGCTAGTTGTATGATTTTCTCTTTATTACTCTGAACCTGCACACCCTCACCCCCTTTTCATGACTGTATACAGATTGAGCTTATTCCTCACCAATGAGCTTTTTAATATCAGCCGTATCTATTCCCTCGAATGGGTTTTTCACCTCGACGGCTGCGTCTATATTCTTAGTATCTCGCCACTTAGCTGGCTGTCTGTTTTTAAGCCAGAATATTAATGATGTAGAGTTCGGCGCCACATCTTTAGTAGTGCGCTTAACCTCTACTATTTCGCTTTCGCCTGTTTCTGGGTTGTAGATACGCTCTTTTACTACCTCATCGAACTTATAGCCCATAGCACTTTTAAGCAGTGCATTCTCTACAATTCTATCGACTACCTCTTTACCACTTTTTATGGCCTCAGTAAATTGAGGGTATTTCTTTTTCCAGTCATACAAGGTTGTAGTAGTAATGCCGATATTATGCGCTATCTGCTCATCGGTGAGGCCGTCCCTAGCCCAACCCTCTAATAGAATAAGATTGTCAGCCTCTAGCCATTCTTTATATAGGCCTTTGCGGCCTGCATTACTCTTTTTCTTTGGTTGCGCCTTTGTCGCCACGATCTCACCTCTTTTTATGTGTAAAAACAAAAACACCTCGAACAGAGTACCCTAATCTCTGCCGCGGTGTTCTTGCGATG